CGATATGAAAGTGCCGAAATCATTTGCGAAACCCAGTTAGCGGTAGGCAAGATGCCGATTGCTTCGCCTGATTGTGCCTCACCTTGCTGTAGACCTGATGCACCTAACCCGCCACCACCGCCATTGAACCCAATTTCAGATGGTAGTACGCCAAAGTGTCCAGTAATAGATGAGACTAAGTAGTTATCCATCGCATCCGAGAACTTATCTGAGTAACCTTCTTCAAAATGTAATTTGCCACCAGGAACTAACAAGCGCATACGATTACGCTGTGCTGTTTGTCCTGATAGATCGTCATTATAGATATCTTCATATGCTCTGATTTGGTCAGGCGTCATAGTGGTTGATTCAGGCAACTCTAAGTATGACTTAGGCATTGTGCCATCTGTGAACTCTGAACGAATCCATTGTTGGCGACGCAAGTAAATATCAGCAAGTGGTAAGCAACGCTCTGTAGGAGATAGTCCATACACACTATTGGAACGACGATTGCGTACAAAATAAGCAAGGTCATCCGAGGTAAATTCGCCATCCGCAACCTCATCATCTATTCCAGCATTAAACTCTGAGCGTGGGAAGCCAAAAAGAATTTGTTGGAATGCTGGACCAGAACTTGGCTCTGGGCGCATACCGCGATCATCAAGTAGGGGTTTAATAGTTGAACCGTCAAGGATTTGGAACCCTCTAATTTCACCGCCTACAGTTACTTGTGGCCATATAGCCCAAGCATCAAGAACATCTATTTCTTCCATCGCCATTGACAACCAGTCCACAAAAGACAAACCATTTTGAGGGTCTGGCGTTTCCCAAAACTTACGCAAACGACCAATCTCTGCTGAAAACTCTTCGCGTGATTGAGCAAGCGCAGTAAGGTGATTACCACCTTGTTCCGAGATGATGCGCTCTGTTGCGGCTTCACTAAGCACAATGTCCCACTTTAGGGAAGTAATTTTAGACTTTCTTACTTCAATACAACGGCGCACGATATCAATTTGATCTGATACTGCACGCAAAGTCTTAAAAGGTACAAGTCTGTTATCAGATACGTTGATGTTTTGAGCAACTTGGAATTCATAACGGCGCGGGTCTGGGCGACCTGTATCTGTACGAAGCGGGTTAATGGCTCCAGGAAAGATAGGCATACCAGGAGCAAAAGGAACACTTGCAAGTAGCGGGTTACGAGGTAAGGCTGTACTTACATTTGAGCCGTACTGAGTCTGGGCAATACCAGCAGCACTCTGCATTTGTTGCATAGTCATTGTTCCAGCACCAGCAGGAAGATTTGGTGCCTTAACGATTTCATCTGCAACGCGTTTTGCAAATCTGTCAAACAGACCCATTGTCACTCCTATTGGTATTGTATTCCTATGAACTTAGTAGAGAAGGCAGTCTCTAATGGCGGCAAATTAGCCCCGTTAGTTATACCCAACGGTCTTACATCTGGAACAGGTTTGATGAACCCTTCCATTTATGTAGACCACGATAATGATATTCTGGTCAATCTTCGTCACGTTAACTATACCTTAGTACACGCCGAAAACCAGCAAAGTTTTCCCAGTCGTTATGGTCCTTTGACCTACCTGCACCCTGAAAAAGATCAACGCTTGGTAACCGAAAACTATTTGTGCCGCCTTGATAGCGACTTGAATATGGCCGACTTTACCAAGGTTGAAATGCAGTCGCTACACGAACCCATTTGGGAATTCGTGGGGCTTGAGGATGCTCGTGTTGTCCAATGGAACAATGAGTACTACCTTATTGGAGTCCGCAGAGACACCACCACAACTGGCATTGGTCGTATGGAATACACGCAGATTGACCTTGATAAGGCTAATTGGACAGCGAAGGAAATTCATCGCAAGCGCATAGCGGCTCCTGATGCGGATGACTCATACTGCGAAAAGAACTGGATGCCTGTAGTAGATAGACCTTATACCTTCGTAAAGTGGACTATGCCTACCGAGGTTGTTTATTCCAGTCCATTTGGACAAGATACTGAGCAAATAATGTTGCGCCACACACCAGTACCTACCAAGGATCAACGAGGCGGCTCGCAGGTAATTAGGTGGGGCAATATGTACATCTGCATTACCCACGAAGTAGATTTGTTCAAGAATTACCTGCAACAAAAGGATGCCATCTACCGCCATCGCGTAGTTATATGGGATCAACAATTTAACTTTGCAGGTATGTCTGAGCCGTTTAGTTTCCTAGACGCCCGTGTGGAATTCTGTGTAGGTGCGGCTGAATACAATGGCAACTTGTTGGTCAGTTTTGGCTTTCAGGACAACGCGGCATTTGTACTGAGCGTGCCTAAAGTTGTTGTTGATGACCTTATTTTGGAAGGATTAAAGTATGAGCATTGAGGACTTGGTAATTGACCTATCCAAAGACCCGTTCAACCCACAACTAAACTTTGATGCTGCCGAGGCATATCTGGCATTAAACCAGAGTGCTAGTGCCGTGTCGTTCTACCTACGCTGTGCTGAATATAGCAACAAAAGTTCTTTGCTCACCTACACATCCTTGCTCAGGATATCTCAGTGCTTTAACGACCAGACTGGTAGAGAACACAGCGTAAGCAACTGCATATTGCAGGCAATTACGGTACAGCCTGATCGCCCAGAGGCTTGGCTGTTGTTGTCTAAGTTCTATGAGTCTATGGGTCAATGGCAAGAAGTTTATACATATGCGCACGTTGGACTTGGCTGTTATGGAGAAGAACAACTGCCAGCCGATATAGGTTACGCTGGGACTTATACGCTGTACTTCCAAAAGGCAATAGCCGCTTGGTGGATAGGTCGTAAGGACGAGGCACTTAATACGCTTAAGATTCTATCTAGTATGGACATCAACCCTATGTACAAGGATGCCGTTGCCTATAACTTGGAGAAACTAAATGCTCTGCTTTGATATTGGTGCAAATCGTGGCGACTTTACTTTTGCCGCACTAGATAAAGGTTATGATGTTGTTGCTATTGAAGCAGCGCCAAAAGTATTTGGTGAACTTGTCAGCAACTTTATCTATAACCCACACGTAACCCCACTTAAATATGCCGTAAGTGGTAGCGATTACGAACGCGTAGAGTTTTACGAAGCCGAGGAAGATGGTTTATCTACCATTAACCTTGACTGGCTTACGAATGAGTCTATGCCTTATGCGGGCAAACCTTACAGAACCATAGCCGCAACAACAATTACTCTTGACACATTAGCCCTAAAGTACGGAGTGCCTGACCTTATCAAGATTGATGTTGAAGGTGCAGAATGGTCCGTGTTCAAAGGACTTAGTTCCAAGATGGGAACGATTGCCTTTGAGTGGACTTTAGAAACTATGGCTGACCATCAACTACAACTTGAGTATTTATTACACGGCGGTTATAGTCAAGTAGGGTGCCAATATATTGAACATCATTGCCAACAACCTGATGTTTGGTTTGACCTTAAAACTTTTGACCTAAACGCTTGGCACAATAAGAATAAAGTCTTATGGGAAAGCGGTTATTGGAAAAAGTCAGGCTTACGCCCCACAGCCGATGTTGGAATGCTGTGGGTGCGTTAAGCCGATTACGAAGTTACCGTTGCTTTTGTTAGAACGATGGACCCAGGACCAGTTACTGGTGTAACTGGAGTAAGTTTACTTGTGCGAGGATATGTGCTGCTTGCGTCAAAGTAACCCGACAGTACGCTACCGCTTCCGTTATTAGTGAGAACTGGTTTACCAAAAATGGGGCTTTGAGGCCCAGTGTATGAGTTCCAAGTAACTCCACCGTCTGTGGATGTTTTATACGCACCGCTTGTGCCAGCATCACCGCCGCCTGCGATTGCAATAGTGCTACCAACCTGAGTGGCTAAGCCAAAGTCTCCAGAAAGACCTACATTGCTTGTATTTATCCAAGTACCATTTAAGGTTGCGCACCTAAAAACAGTACCATCGCTAGCAATGTAAACATATGAACCATCAAGATGTGTAAAGAAAAACGAACCAGGAGAATAAAACGCAGGAAATAGCCCGCTAGAAACATACTGTGTCCAAGTGCCACTGGTTGGGTTTGCGTTAGAGTTGGTCCAGAATGTGATTGTTCCAAATGAAGGTCTGTCGGTAATTATCCACATACCATTTGTATAAGTAATGCCTTGTAATCTACTACTTGACCACGCGCCGCCGTTATTGCTTGAAGTATAAGTTACATTGTCAGTAGATGCATAAACTTCATTTGGGGTAACATAAACATATCTTCCATTCGCGTATGCCAGAGAAGGATAAAGTTCATTCTGCGCAGAAAGAAAATTGAAATTCCAGTTAATTCCATCAGTTGAATTAACTGCAACGCCATTAGAAATCACAACAAATCCTTGTGGACCACCAACTGCATTTACGGGGCTGCTACTAAAAGGACCAGGGTTGTTGTATTGAGTCCAAGTTACCGCATCTGATGACAAGTAGTAGTATGAACCAGATGGCGGGATAGCAATGTACTTACCTAAACCTGACGAATAAGCAACAGTCACGCCATATGAAGGCATAAAAAATGCAGCAGACTCTAGTGTGCTACCCGCTTCA